CTTTTTTCAAAGCCTTTCCACCTTTTTTCATCATAGGTCTTTTCATCATCATTGTTCCTGGCATATTATCCTCTCCTTGCTTTACCAAAGCCTTTGATTTGTATTGATACTTTCTTTTTACGTTTTTTTGGTTCTTCTCCAGTCTTAACAACTTTACCACCATCTTTGGCAGCAAAAGGTTCTAAACCAAAATCCATGTTTCTGTTTCTATCTTGTAAACCTTTTAGTGGTGGATCAACTAAACCTCTTTGAACGTTAGCAGATGTTATTGGTAAGTTGTCAGGTATACGTGCTCCTCCGCCGCCTCTCATTATAGCATCTGGATATATACTGCTTTTACCTCTCATTGCATCGTTAGTTGTCATTTTTGCTCTAGCGTCTGCAAAAGATCCTAAGTTAGATGTAGGTAAATCCATTTCTACGTTAGCTTGATTTCTTCTTCTTCTTCCTAACGCTGCTGCACCAGCTACTAACGCTGCTGCCGGTAAAGCTTTTTTAAGAAATTTTTTTATTCTTCTTTTAGTTTTACTCATTATTTTTTTCCTCCATTTCGGAATATTTGTGTACCCTTTATACCATATATGCTCGCGACTACAAGTATCCAAAGGTTAGTAAACCATGATGGGAGCTGCGAGAACATCTCGAAGAACAATTTTACCTTGTCCATTGCAGTTGGGTCGTCTGATACGACTGCCCAGGCTAAAATAGCTACGGGCAAACTGAGAATTATTAAAACTGCCTCATCTTTCCAGTCTGATTGTCGTGCTTCTAATAATTTACCTTGATATTGTTCCTCACCTCGGGCCATACGGTCAGCATGTAAGAGTTGTGCCTCTGACATTGCCATTTTTGTCTTTTGTTTGTTAGCATAAATCTTACTTCCTGCAGAAATTGCTAATTTTATTGCTGAAAACCACATAATTTTTACCTTTTACCTCTAATTATCGCTACATTACCAACTGGTTTGTCCATTTTTGGTGCTGAAGGGATTGTTTTACTTAAAATTGTCTTTTCAATCGAAGTATTTGCTCTTAATTTTGCTAATTCTTCGTTTTGATCTAACTTATCTTCTTGATTTTCTTGTGCCATCATAGCTTTCATCTTATCTAAGTTCAATCTAGCCTCTGCATCCTCTGCTTTTCGTTCATCATTCATTGCTCTTAGGTCTAATTCTCTTGCTTTTAGTTTAGCAATCGGATCATTTCCTAATTGACCCATGATTTGATTCTCTTCTTCCTTAAATTCTTGAGTCATGTCTGCAATTAATTTAGATTTTCTAGCTTCTAATGCTAACGTTAACGTTAAAATCTGTTGTTGTGTGTTTGGATCTTGTTGTAACATCGGGTTTTGTTGTACTGCCATTTGTAATTGTTGCAATTGTTGTAACTCTTGCATAAATTCTACTTCTATTTGTTCTTGTGCCATAAATGCAATGTGTTCAAATATATTTTTTTCTAATGCACCAAGCACTCCAGGATTATTTCTAGCTAAACTTGTTGCCATAAAATTTAAGTGAGTTGTAATGTGTGATCTATGGTCTTGACCTTTGAATGCTTGAAAAGGTTTACCAGACATAGCTAAAATATTTTCAGAAGCTGGGTCCATCGGCATAGGTTGTTGAGGTGGTGGTAATATCTGATCAATATTTTTTACACCAATCGCTTCATACATGTCTCGATATGCTTCATACATGTTATGTATTTGTGGATTAGACATTGCTAGTTGTAGTTCTGTTTGAGCTAAACTTATTCTTTGTGATTGTGAAAATATGTTTGGATCTGCAACTGGAATAATATCTATCTTATCGTCAAAGTCTTGTTGCTTAATCATTCTTTGTGCACCAACAACATCGTAAGGATATTCTGGTGGTAGGTATTGTGCAAAAACATCTGATAACAATTTAAACTCTTGTTTCATTGCAGCGTATAATCTTTTGTGTATCGCTGACATAACTCTTGATCCTCTTTCAAGAAGAGCAATAGTTGTACCAACAGCCGCTTGTTGATTGCCATCACCAACCTGCATGTCTGCAATAGCTGCAAATCTTTGACCTGCTTGAACTACAACACCCATCAATTGTAATAAAGTTCCTGATGGTTCTTTAAATGGTAAAGGCATGAATGCGTCTCTAATGTTACCACCTGGAGCATCTACATCTCTAAACTCACCAGGTTTAATTGCTTCAGCTTCATCTCTTAATCTAATACCTCTTTGTTTAAAACCTGCAGGTAGATTTGAAAAAGTTCCTGCATCAATCAAAGATCTTAATGTTGCTGTTGCAGTTTTAGATAGACCACCAATCATATGTATTAATCCAAAACCATAAAAACCTAGTCCTGGTAAAAATTTAAAGTGTACAAAATAATCTATCTTTTTTCTAAGTGGGTCGTCTTGTTTATAGTTTCTTCTAATAGATAAAACTTCTTTGCTACCTTGATCTAATGTT